CCAAACTCAGCTTGTAAGCTTTGCCAGGAGGGATGATATGATAGAGCCGGATAGACTTCTTCTTTGAAGCCGGTGTGGTCTACCAAATTCTCGACAAATAATCGATGCCATCTTTCATGCATTCCTGGAAGGAAGGCTTTAAGAGACTCGTTTCTTTGTATGATTTCACGTGTTACGGTTCTTTCAAGTAACCAGTTGAGGTACTCCTTAGACTCTGATGTTTCAGGTCTAGGAAATGGATGTGATTCGTTGTCATTTCTTTGAATTAATTCAAGGATTTGTAACTCATCACCATTCATTATATATTTCCATACGGCTGAAAATTCAGCAGTACGGTTATATAGAGCCCTTGCATGGCGAATTGGAATACCCATACGCACATAAAAATCATAAACAAGACCAGGCACGTTTGAGAATACTCTCGCAGGCATACCATTAATGATATGATAAATCATTGGTATTAGTTGGTAGTACTTACCTCTAGAGGATAATAATCCCCTTAGTGGTATAGGACTAACTTCTACTCCATTTCTGATCCATCTTTTCGCAAATTCATATGTCGTTTCAGATATATGAGTTTTGTATAATGATATGTCTACTCCTAAGTCTGACATGTTCAGCTTATATCTTTCAGCTACGGCCTTATCTGCAATAACTATATCATCTCCTAGTAACATATATTTGGTAAAAGGAAGGGTTTCACCCTCCATTTTAGCAGAATATTGAACTATGAAGTGGTGGGTTAAAGCAAATATTGCCCAAGACGAATATGCCCCCATAGGTTGGCCAGTATTGTATTTAACATTACTATCAATCCATGGGACATATACTTCTTGACTAATCAATATATCTTTCCACGCCTGAGCTACAGAAGCACTCGATAAACTTTCAAGTAACATTACTTGTAATGCTATTGGAAATCTATCAGTTGCCGCTGTTAAATCTATACTATAGAAGGGTCCTTCTTTACCTATCGCAAACGGATTTTGATCGAAAGTACGATCTTGGGGAATTAACCTTAATTGGTCAAAAGCCCAGTCATGTACTCCTTTCAAGGCCATTTGTGACCAGTAGTCGAAGATACATATTATTCTCGCCTTACCTTCAGGGTCATTAACAATTGATAGCCTCCTTAAGGAAGCTGCCAAATGGGAATTACCCGATTTGAAGATCTGTGCTAGAGTATTACGATATCTCAGAGCTAAAGGAGCCCACTTAACTAGAGGTTTCAGGATTGCCCCAAGTGGTTGGAATAATTTTCCATTTACATTGAAGGCTTTCGGAATACCTCCTGTTAAATCTTGTAACGCCGGTCCGAGGTTATTAAGGGCATAATCTGCCTGTAATACTGAGGATTGGGTTGCATGTCCTATAGGACCAGATTTATTAGAGTTTAAGAGATCACTCAAAGTGAATGATGATTCGAATGGTTTGAATTTGTATAATTTATTAAATTCAGGGATAAATTCCTTCATTTGATAAGTTATAAATCCATTCCATGGATCAGTTATTGTCGATAAATCAGGAGATTTAGTACCTGGTAGACATCTAGAGATATTCAGCAATGTTAAAACAAAGCTAATACCCTCATTTGTCACCAGTAAATCTGTTAAATATGGAATTCCTTTCGGAAGACCAGATTTAAGTAGACCTACATCACCCTGAGCTTCGAATAACGGGTTACCACAGATGTATCTCGTGATATGCAACCTGATTGATTTTATGTGACCAATGGTCCATAAAAACCCTCGTGTTGAATACCACAAGTTTACTTGTAACAACCAGCATTCTACTATGTGATTTGCAAACTTTACGTTCGGGTACCACCATGCGACAGTCCAATGTAAAATTTTCATTGTACTAAGCATGTTATTGGTTAATATATTGTGGTGAAGCTCTGAGAGGAGACTAGCTATAGTTATCGCCAAAAGACGATCAGCAGGAAACCAAATGATTTAACATTTAATCAGAGAGGTAATCTGTGATTTTATTCACAAACAAGGTAGGGCACCAACCCTACATATGTCTGACAATGTCAG